CTCAACTTATTAGAGATAATACTGCATCTAGAGAAAGGACTGCTCGTATTGAAGATACTGCTGATACTATTACACAATCTGCACAAGGTGTTGTACCTGAAGCTGCAAGAATAGCTGATGTTTCTACTGAAGCTGGTACTAAACTTGACACTGAAATTGATAGTCAAACTACAACAATGGCAGACCCTACAACGGTTACTGCTGCACAAGCTGAACAAGTTGCACCAGAGACAGTTACTACAGGTGGTGTAACAACTGCACAAACTCCACAAGAGATACAAGCTGCACAAATGACAGCAACCACTATAACTCCGGATGCACAAGTACAAGCTGCAACTGGACAAGTATCAACCGATGCTGTTGCACAAGCTGCAGGTGTTGAACGTATAGACCCAACTCAATCTGCAACCATTGATATTCCCGAAGGTGCATTAACTGAAAGAGTTATCGGTACGTTAAGTGAAGGAGCTAAATCAACTGCTGCTATGAACGTAGGTAGTTCTTTATCACGTATTACAAGGGCTAAGAAACAACTAGCAAACGCTGGACTAAGCGATGCAGATATTACAGAACTTGGTAACGATCCAGAAACTTTAGAAGCTAGTCTCGCAGATTTTAGTGAAGAACAAAGAGGTATTATTGAGGGTCTTCCGGAAGAAGCTTTAGTTTCTAATCAATTAGATAGTTTATTAAAGGGTATTGAAGAAGGTGAAATTCCTACGTGGGCGAGACCTGCTGTAGCTAGTGTAGAATCTATGTTAGCTCAACGTGGTATGGAAGCTTCAACTGTAGGTAGAGATGCCTTGTTCAATGCTATTATAACATCAGCTATGCCAATGGCTCAGTCTAATGCACAGGCGATACAAGCTAGTGTAGGACAACAAAGAGCTATAGAAGCTCAAGAATCAGAGTCTAATGCTGCAAGAATACAACAAACAGCTTTGACAAATGCTAGTAATGTTTTTCAAATGAACATGGCTCAATTTAGTTCTGACCAGCAGATAGCACTTTCTAATAGTAAGTTTTTACAAACTGTGGGTATTACAAATGCTACAATGGATCAACAAACTATTATACAAGATGCAGCATTAATGTCTCAGGCTAACTTAACTGAAGCAGACTTTAATCAAAGAACTCAAATACAAAATGCTCAAGCATTCTTACAAATGGATTTAACTAATCTAAGTAATAATCAACAAGCAAATGTATTAAAAGCTCAACAAAATCAACAACGTGTGTTAAGTAATCAAGCTGCTCAAAATGCATCAGCTCAGTTTAATGCTGCAAGTGAAAATCAAACAAATCAGTTTATGAGTAACTTACAAGCACAGATGAGTCAGTACAACGCTTCTCAAACAAATGCTATGGAACAGTTTAACGCTACACAAGATAACGCTGCTGCAGCCAGAGATGCACAAAGACAAGCTGATCTAAATAAATTTAATGCTCAGTTAGTTACACAAGTAGACCAGTTTAATTCTCAACAAGATTTTGCAAGGAATCAATGGAACGCACAGAATTCTGCAGCCGTTGAAGCTTCAAATGTTCAATGGAGAAGACAAGCCAATACAGTTAATACTGCTGCACAAAATCAAATTAATATGCAGAACGCACAGAATGCTTATGGTTTATCATCACAGGCTCAATCATTTTTATGGCAAGAACTAAGAGATCAAGCTGACTTTGATTTTAGAGCTTTTGAAAATGAACAAAATAGAAGTGCACAAATAATAGCAACAGCTATGGCTAACGAAGGTAAGTCTGGTGAACAATATGATGATTATTTAACAAGTCTGTTATCAGGACTAAGCAATTCATACAACAGTGCATACTCAACACCATCATATGGTTTTGGTGGAGGAAGATAAATATGGGATTTTTAAGAAAAGTAGGTAGGAAAGTTAATCGAGCATTAAGCAAAGTTTTTGGTCAAAAGCTTGGTAACCTTATAGGTGGTATAGGGTTGTCAATGGTTATGTGGGGAGGTGCTAAAGTTTTATTTCCAAATTTAACAAATGCTATATCTCAACAAATGACGAATTTAAAAACTAAAGTATTCGGTACACCTACCGAAGCGGTGGCTGATATAAGTAATGCGTTACCAGAAGATGTACTTAATACTGCCAAAAATGCAGATGTTGTTAGTGGAGCTACTGGAAATATTATGGATACCAGCACATTTAAAGGTGGTGATTCTATTAATATAGTTGAAGGAGCAGGAATAGATACTGCTGCTGTGACTGAAGCAGGTAAAACAGCTACACCTATTGATATTGATACAGTTATTGCTGACCAATCTAAAACATTTACACCAGAGCCTAATTCCATACAAATGATGGATACAAAAGCAAAAGATTTAGCTGGTAATGTTGTGGGTGGTTTAGATACTTCAGCTATAAAAGATTTTAAAGGTACACCAATAGACATTGACGCACTTTATGCTCAAAATAAAAATATTTTTGCAAAAGGAGCTGGTAAACTTAAAGATTATGTTACAGATGGAAATTTTATAGGTGATGTAGGTAAAGGAGTTGCTACAAGTGTAATTATGCAAGAAATTGCTGGTGAGCCAGAACAACCATTTAGGAGTGGAGGAGTAGCTAGTCAACCATTAATGGAAGCAGCTCAAGGAAATTACATGAGAGATGTAGGTCCTTTAGCAATGGCTGCTACAGGTATGACACGTATGCCAAGCTTTCAAGAGTTATCACAACAAACATTATATGGTACAGGTAGCCCATCATGGATGGCACAATTTTATCAACCATTAGCAACACCACAAGGAATAGGATAAGAATATGGCAGTTTCAGACAAAGCAGTAGAATTTTTAGGAAATAGTCTTAATACAGGAAGACCTGTACCCGGACAATCTCTTACAAATAGTCCAGAGCAACCTTACAAATGGGAACAACCATCAGAGTTTGTTAATACTGGTGAAGCAACTACTTATGTATTTGGTTTATTGACAGAGCCTGAAACAACAAGTAATTTATTATTATCAATTACTAATGGTGTGAGTATAATAGATTTAGCATCAATTGTTTTATATTCAGGATTTTTAGAAGGTAAATGGAATCCTGATTTAATGACATTGTTAATGGAGCCAACCATGTTTATGATTATGGCACTGGCTGAAAAAGCAGATATTGAGTATCAAATGGAATCTGGAGAAAGTGAACAACCTACAGAAATGTCACCAGACAATCAAATAAAATTTATTAAATCAAGAGTAAATGAATTAGATAAAATAAGAGAGCAATCTGTATCAAAGATTAACCCAAAAGTAATACCAGAAAATGTTAGGGAAATGGTTGAAGAAGTAGAACTAAGTCCAAGCTTATTAGAAAAAGTAAAAACTGTTTCAAACAAAAGTTTATTAGGTAAAGGAGAATAATTATGGCAACTGATTTTAAAAGTTTATTAGGGCAAAGTTCTGGAAAAAGTTTTGGAGAATTAGCAGGGGCATATTTTTCTCAAAATAATAAAAAAAGTAACAGGTCTAGAAATATTTTACTAGCTTCATTATTTATGGGTGCTAAAGAATCTAGAATGCAATCACAAGTTTTAAAAAATTTACAAGACAATGAAAAAGAAAAAATATTTGAACAAGCAAATGTTAATAATAAATGGGAAAAGTATAATCAACTTATTACAGATGATAAATCATATAAGTTAGATAAAAATTATTTTAAACTAAAAGCAGAGAATGAATTTTCTAGACTGAATCCTAATTTTGATTTAAGCACTGAATCTGGTAGAAAGGCTAGAACACAAGAAATTGATGACTATGAAAAAGGATTAATTAATAATCACGATAGTAAAATGCTAGAAGGAAAAATTACATCTAATACATATTTAACAAAAGAACAATTTAATAAACCTTTTGAAGATTATTATCTTAATAAACAAAGATCAACTGCAGCACCTAAAAATTTAAGTTTAGTGCATAACGCATTTAGTAAAATAGGAATTGGTGGTAGAGACAAACTTGAAGATCAACTAACTGATGAGAAAAAAGCTGAAGCATTACGAAATACATACAGTTATTTATTAGACCCAGTTGAACTTGATGAAAATGCTGCTATTGATTTATACCGTGACCCAAATCAATTTGCATATAATGCAACAGAAGCTGCTTCTTTTGTTTTAAAAACATATGGTGATAATGATTTATCATCTAATATGATTAATAATATTCAAACATCATTACTTAAAGATAAAGATAAAACTTATTCTGCTAATGACTTAAAATCTTTGGCACTAACAACAAAAGTTAATGAAAATAAATTAAAAATTACCAAAGAAATAAAAAATGCTGGAGAAAAATTTGATGCTCTATACGAAAATAGAGGTTTTGATATTCCTAAGTTAGAAGCTAATGGTGAAAAAAGTGTAGAAAGACAAAGGTATGAATTAGATAGAATTGATTATATAGATTTACAAACTGGATTAGGTGATGAAAATACAGTTAAAGCTAGACAGTTAATAAGACGAATAGATTCTGAAAAAGACCCTCAAGTTAAAAAAATATTAAGATCAGACTTAAGAAATTTACAAGTTGGAACAGTAGAAAGATTAGCCTTAACTCCTGCTTTAAATTCTATAGCAGACCCTTTAATGTTAGCAAGAATACAAGGTAAAATTAAACTTGGAGAATACAAAGATTTAGATGATTGGTTTGGTTCTACTGTGTCTTTAACCCTAGACAAATTAGATGGATATTTAGAAACTGATGATTCAGGAACTGATGAATAATGGCAGAGGAACGTAAACAAAATGATTTGTTTCAATCAGTATTACCGATTGGACCAGTAAAAAGTCTTTATTCATTATTAACAGATAAACAAAAACAAGATTTAAAAAGAACAAGTCTTGGCATAACTTCACAAGTTGTTAGAGAAGGCATCGAGCTTTCTCGTATGATTACTGACCCCACTCAAGAAGAAACCGAATCTACTGAAAAGTTTTTAAAAAATTTATACACTGGTGCTATAGGTGCTGAAAACGTAGAACGAGTTCAAAGAGGAGACAGAGAAGTTACTACCATAAAAGAACCTGAGTCTGTTCCATTACAAGTAACAAGAGATATAGGTTCATTTGCAGCATCTATGGCAGGTATTGGAAAATTTACCAAGCCTTTTACAGCATTAGAACCAATTAAAAAAGTTACTCAAGCTGCACCTAAAACAGCTAAAACTTTAGGCTTTATTGCAAAAGGCGAAGCAGCCACACAATTAGCTATTAATCCTTATCAAGAAAACTTAGCAAATATTTTAGGAAGTATGATTGAGGATAGTAACGAAGGTGTACTTGGCGATGTAGAAAAATATATTTTAGAACCTGTAAAATCTAGTCAAGAAAAAAGTGAATTAGAAAATAGACTGGGATTATTGGCTGAAGGATTAATATTAACAGGTGCAGCAGGTATTGGTATTACAGCAGTATCAAAAGCTCCAGAAGTAAAAAGAAATTTTATTAATGCTTTAACAGATATAAAAAATAGTAGTGAGGAAGCAAAACAAACTTTTTTAAATATTGTTAAACGACAACGAAGACAAGACAAATATGCTTACGATACATCTTTACAAAAAAGACAAGATGCAGTTGTTGAAGCTGAAAGAAGTTTATTTCCAGATAGAAATTATTCATTAGGAGATATCGAAGCTTTAAGAGAAGGTAATTTATTTACAAATAAATTTAGTACTATTCCTTTAGTTAGAAATATTTCTAATAAACTTTCTAAAACTTTTACTACTAGAGGAGGTAGAAGTAAATTACTTCACGAAAATTATTTAAAATCTCAAAATGCTAATGAAAAATGGGAATTAACTATAGATCATGTTGGGAGAAACTTAGAAGCTGCTATTGATAATATAATTATTGGTTCTAAACAAAAAAAAGATATTGTTCTAGAGGACCTTAACAAAGTTTTGTTTAGTGACTTTAGAGTACCAACTGTAATAACTTCTAAAAAAACAGAACTAGGGTTCAGTCAGGATCAAGGATTTTTAAAAGCTTTAAAAGATAAATTTCCAGAAGAAGTTCATTCTGATATTATACGGGCTAGAGATTTACAAGATGGATTGTCACGTTTATTACTAAAAGCAGAAAATGTTTCAGATGCTGATAAAAAAATAATAAAAGATCAACTTGGTTTTTATGTTAGAAGAAGTTTTAAATTATTTGAAGACCCAACTTATAAACCCTCTAGCACACAAGTAAATGATGCTAGAAGATTTATTAAAAGAGATATTGAATCTAATAATCCTAGTATTTCAAAAGCTGAATTACAACTTCAAGTTCAAGCCCAAATGGAATTACTAGCTGGTGGTAAAAGTAAATATAATAATTTTACAAGTGGGTATGAATCTTTTAGAGCTGTGCAAGATAAAATACTGCAAAGTAAAGTAGATATTCCTAAACCTATACAAAACTATTTAGGAGAAATTACAGACCCCGTACAAAAATTAGCTACGTCAATGACTAAAATTAGTCGATTTGTTACGGATTTAAATTTTCATAATCAGGCTTATAGAGATGGTAAAGATATTTATTTCTTTAATAAAAAAGATGCAAGACCGGGATTTAGTAAAAAAATAAAAAAAGTAAAAGGAGCAAAGATTCAACCGTTTGGAGATTTATCCGGTAAATATACTAGTCCAGAATTACATTATTATTACACTTCTAAATATCAAAAAGGCTTACTAGTTGAAGGAGATGGGTTAGGTAAAGATTTGTATAGAGGTTTAATATTCTTAAAAAGTCAATCTCAAAAATCAAAAACCGTCAGGAGGTTTGGAACTCATATTAAAAATATTTTTGGTGGGATACAAATTAGTGGTGCTAATGGTTTAAGAGTATTTAGTGGTAAAGGATTGAGTCAATCATCTAAAGCTGTCTGGTCTCAACTTTCTAAAACTACTAATATAGAAAAACAAAACTATACTGAAGAGTTAGCTGGGTATGGCTTGTTAAATAAAGGTCCAGTTGTTAGAGAGTTACAAAGTTTAATTAAAGAAGGAGTTAATGTTAAAAATCCTTTACTAACTGACTTTGCTGCAATTGGAAAAAAAGTAAAAAATAATCAACCCGTTAAAGGATTATTAAAGTTCGATGATAAACTCCAAGAGACATACATTGCAGAAGATAATTTTTTTAAAATTAATATGTATGAATCTGAAAAACAACATTTAAAAAAGTTTAATGATGTTTTACCAAAAGATTCAAAATTTAATTATATTAGATTTAATTCACAAGATACAATAAATCAAGAAGCTGCCAATTTAACAAGAAATGCATTACCAAACTATGATTTAGTTCCTGATAATATAAAGGCATTACGAGGTGTTCCTTTTGTTGGTAGATTTTTTTCATTCTTAACAGAATCAACAAGGTTAGCAATGACAATTCCAACACAGGCTTCAAAAGAAATAACACTTGGAAATAAATTAATTAAAGATGGAGCAAAAGAAGCTGGTAAAATTTTAAGAAATAGAGGATTAGATAGAGCTGCTGGTTATAGTGTGTTTGGAGTAGGTGGTTCGTATGGAGCTGTTAATGTAGCAAATTATACTGCTGGAGTTACTTCAGATTTTCTTGAAGATATAAAGACATTTTCAGCAGATTACGAAAAAAATGATACGTTAGCAGTAACTATAAATGATGATGGAGTTCCAATTGTTTATAATTTTAGTCCTTGGGATGCGTTTGATTTTCCAAGAAAACCTTTTCAAACTTTAATTCATAGTATTGCAAACAAAGATAATTTAACTGCAGATGAACAAAAAAGTTATATGAATGAATTACTTAGTGAAACTTTAACTCCTTTTTTTGGAGAGTCTATAACTCAAGAAGCACTATCTGATTATTTTTTAAGCAATGGAAGAGATAGTAGAGGTGTACCAATTAAAAGTCCTTTTGACAAAACTAAACAATTTGATGATAGTGGTACAACTTTAGAAAATATTATTAACCCAGAAAATTTAACAATACTCTTTGCTAATATGGTAGAAGCATTAGAGCCGGGCACATTAACAGATATTAGAAAATATACAAAAACTTTTGGTAAAGAAGAAACAGAATTAGATCAAGACATTTACCCTAAACAACAAATTGTAAAATTGCTTACGGGTTTTGGTGGTCGTGTAATGAATAAAGAACACTTAGAAAGATTGTATGATTTTAAAATAAGTGACTTTAAAAGAAATAAAAGTAAACGATCAGGTAGTATTTACAATGGTATCAGTGACGATACTCCTCAAAAAAAATTCGTAGATAATTTTTTAAGACAAAATCAAAAATATTATAAAGACTATGCAAAACTACATAGAGTAACACAGTCAGCAGAAAAATTAAATTTAGCAACCTTGACATTGTTAGACGATGCCGGAGTATCAAAATCAGATCAATATTCTTTTATCAGTAATCAAAGATATTTTAATCCACTAAATCTTACTGAAAATATGCAAATAGAAATGCTTCAAAGTAAAGGTGAATTATCTAATAATTATTATGATATTATGTTAGAAGTAGATGAAATTTCTAAAATATTAAGACAGCTTCCAGTATTAATTGGTGATGAAATTACAGACGAAAAAGAAGATTTAAGTTCGTCTGCAGATAAAATTTTTGAAGGTTTGAGAAAAGACTTATCTAAAGGAGGTATAGTCGAAGGAGAAGACAACGTACCCTATACTAAGGAAGACCCTGCTGATAGAGTTAATCCTTACACCGGTGAACCTTACCAAGAACAAATGAATATATTAGGATTTAAAAAATGAACACAGACTTATGCAAATGGGAAATTAAACGACACGAGGGCGAAGTCCTAGAAATCTATAACGACAGTTTAGGTTATAAGACTCTAGGAGTTGGTCATCTATGTCAACCA